GGCCATCGCGCCTGCACGCGAAGAGTCGCATTCGGAACTCAAGGACATAAGCCTGTGGGATGACGATACCCCCGTCGATGACGACGAGGTCTCGGTCCCCTTTCTTCGCGAGGTTGAATTGGCTGCTGGATCAGGAAGATTCGTCATCGAAGAAAGCGAGCGCTCAAGCTTGCGCTTCGGCAAGCGCAGCTTGCGGCATAACGGTGTGCAGTTCGACCAGGCCAAATGCGTAACCGTGCGCGGCAACAGCATGTTGCCGGTGCTGCGCGACGGCGCCACGGTTGGGGTCAATGCCGGCAAGTCCGGGATTGGCGATATCGTTGATGGTGATCTGTATGCCATCAACCATAATGGCCAACTGCGGGTGAAGCAGCTCTATCGTCTGCCTACCGGCATTCGTCTGCGTAGCTTCAATCGCGATGAACACCCGGATGAGGACTACACCTTCCAGGAAATCCAGGAAGAGCAAATCGTCATCCTCGGCCATGTCTTCTGGTGGGGCATGTACGCCCGCTAACCTCTGGCTAGCAGACAAAACCCGCGATCAAGCGGGTTTTTTTTCGCCTGACGAAAACCATCCCACCCTTTGTTTACGGGGCTTTCATGCGTTTGTGCATTTTCAATGCATAAATAAATGCATTTACGCATTGACTGTATATGCATCCATGCATATTCTTTGTCTCAAGCCGCTCAACAACGGCTCGCAACGAAGCTCTTTAGTTCCACAGCAAAGGCAGCGATGAACCGGCCTCAACGGTTCAGAGGGTTGGCAACTGACCCGGGTGTGCAGCGTAAAGCACCGTAAGCAGTTATCCGGCGGACAGGGTCGCGGTCGGAGGAACAATTTGAATGGATCCGTACCGCGCCAGTAGCGCCGAAAGATCGGAAGGACCGTATTACTGAAAAGCCCGGGCGACCGGGCTTTTTGGAATGCCTACCTACCGTCAGGCACATCAAGAGACAGCGTTTGAATAACACACAAACCCATCACCTATTTATCAACGCAGGAGGCGTGACATGACAAACGAGCAGCAAGCGTTGGCGGACATGCCGATCTGGCTGGTCATCGCTCTGGCGGTGATCGGCGGGGTGTCCGGCGAAATGTGGCGCGCCGACAAGGAGGGCGCTCGCGGCTGGCCATTGTTGCGGCGCCTGGTGCTGCGCTCCGGGGCCTGCATGGTCTGTGGGGTCTCGACCATCATGCTGCTGTATGCCGCTGGCGTGTCGATCTGGACCGCCGGCGCGTTCGGTTGCCTCACCGCGATGGCCGGTGCTGATGTCGCTATCGGACTTTACGAGCGCTGGGCGGCGAAGCGGATTGGCATCGATGAAGTGACGCCGCGTGATTCCAGCCAGGACCGCTAATGGTACTGGCAGCAAAGAGGTCACCGCTGAACAAGTCCAAAGGACTGGCTGACGGGGGGCGTAGACAACGACCCCGACCTGCAAGGATGCAGGTCATCGGCGGTAATTTTCCTTAACTCAATAATTGACACTGTGACACTCGAACAGGAAACCGCTTATGTCTCCAAGCGTTATCAATAAACCCTCGGAGCTGATTCTCGCTATCGGTGAGGCACTTCGGCCGATTTATCCAGGCCTGAAGGTTGGGGGATATCAGGATTTCGATGGGGTTGTCGATGATGCCTGGGTCCTGATCGCGATTCAGCGCGATGCCGCAGGCACCCGCGCCAACGATGGGCGTATCGCTCATGTCCTGACGATCTCGCTGCAAGGCGTAGTTGCCGGGAAGAGCGGGCATTCAGGGCTTGAGGCCTGCAATCTCGCCAGCGCACTGAAGGATATCGTCACGGATAACCGTTGGGGCGTATCGGGAGGGCAATGCGACCTGCCGATGAGCATCGAGGCCGTGCCGTCGACGTTTACCAGTGGTGAGCAGGTGTACGACGCATGGACGGTTTCGTTTTCCCAGACGCTGTACTTCGGCTCGCCGTTGCTCGATGAGCCGACGGGCACACCGAAGTTTGCGTTCACCTCGCAAGTCTCGAACATCGACGATCCGGATCGATACACAGAGCTTTGGTCACAAGCACTCAAGGGGTAGCCCATGTTTGACGCTCTTCTACGTATGCAGCTCGGTCCGATCATCGAGCGTTTGGCTGAGATGGAGACCGAGTTCGAAGACCTGCACCGGCGTGCCGACAGCTTCTGTCGCATCGGCGTGTGTGTCGAGGTCGATGCCGCCAGCAACACCTGCAAGGTCAGCCATGGGGATTTGCTGACGCCGGCGATCAGGTTCTTCAACCCGAGTGCTGGCGAACAGAGCGAGTCGCGCATCCCGTCCGAGGGCGAGCAGTGTTTGCTGCTGAACTATGGCGGCGGCGATGGCGCTGGGCAATCGGTCGCCTTGTTCGGCCTCAACAGCAACCGGTTCCCGCCGGTGTCGACTGTGGCCACGCTGACACGTCGTCGACACAAGGACGGCACCGAAAGCAGTTACGACGATGCAAGCCATGTCCTGAACTGGACCAATGGACAGACGACGTTCAAGGGCTCGCGTGAGTCGGTCGAGTTGACTGTCGGCCCGGCTCGGCTGGCGCTGACCCCTGAGGCCATCGAGCTGAAGCTGGGCGCGGTCGGTGTGTTGCTCGATGCCTCTGGCGTTCACTTCCTCGGCCCTCAGGTGGATCACCAGGGGCGAGTCATCAGTACGGCATAAGGGACTTCCCATGATTGGAGTCGATAGAAATACCGGAGCAGCGGTCGACGACTGGCTCCAGTTTGTGCAGCGCGCAACCCGCGCACTGACCACACCGCTGGGCACTCGTCAAAAGCGTCCGCTGTATGGATCGCTGGTCCCTGATTTGCTGGGGCAGAACGTTGGCGACGACGTGTTGATCCTGGCGCAGAGCCACGCGGCACAGGCGTTTTACAACAAGGCAAACGGTATCGATGATTTTGAACCTGAGGTCATCGTCGCCAGTCGTCGAGGGGCGGGGCTGTTGTTGCGCTTCGCCGGCACCTGGAAAAACCGCAAACAGACATTCGAGGTCGTGACATGAGCATGCTGATACCCGGTCAAAACCAGTTGGCTGAGCCGGCGATTGTCACGGTCGAAGCGTTCGAGGCGCTGCTCGCCGAGTTCAAGGTGTTTGTCGTCGATTACGTGGCCGCCCGTTCACCGGAAACTGCCACCAAACTGCAAGTCAGCCTCGACAACGAAAGCGAGCTGCTGACCCTGGCCCTTGAGGCGTTTTGTGTGCGGCTGCAAACCCACGAACGCAAATACAACGCCCGCATCAAGCAGATGCTCGCGTGGTGGGCGACCGGTAGCAACCTCGACGCGCGCCTCGCGGACATGGGGCTTGAGCGCCAGTTGCTGGACCCGGGAGACCCGGCGGCATTTCCGCCGATCCCACCCATTTATGAAAGCGACGACGATGCCCGGCTGCGTTACTACCTGGCGCCGCATGCACCGGCAGCGGGTTCGCGGATGCAGTATCGCCGCGAGGTGTTCACCCTGGGCGAACGGCCCGCAGTGAAGGTCGAAACCACGGCTCCGGGCGTGGTGACGGTGACCTACAGCTTTGATCCGGATGGCTACGCGGCGCAGGTCAAGGATGGCAACGGGCGCCGAACAGCGCCTGGCGAAGTGAGGGTCACCGTGCTGTCGCGAGAGGCTGACGGTACGCCGTCTGCGGACCTGCTGGACGGGGTTCGCCGGCACTTTGCCCGCCCTGACGTCAGGCCCGAAACGGATCTCGTCACGGTGCAGGCCGCCGAAATCAAACGCTACAAGATCCGGGTAGTCGCGAAGATCAACGCCGGACCGGACTCGGGTTTGACCAAGGTGGCCGCCGAGCAGCAATTGCAGGCGTATGCCGATGCGTGCCACCGGCTGGAAGGGCGGGTCGATCCGAGCTGGATCGATTACACGATACATACCGCCGGCGCGGTACAGCTGGAGATCCTCGAGCCAGTGGAGCCCATCGTGACCACGGCCTTCCAGGCTCCGTACTGCACGGGCGTCGAGGTTGAGGTGCTCACGCTATGAGTGATCAAGCTTCTCGTCCGAGTCTGTTGCCTGCGAACAGTTCGCCGCTGGAAAAAGCGCTTGATCTCGGTTTCGGTCAATTGCTCGATCGCATTGCTCTGCCATTCCCTGAGCTGATGGATCCGGTCAACACGCCGTTGCCGTTCCTGCCGTATCTCGCGGCTGATCGAGGGGTTGCTGAATGGAGCTCCGAGGCTCCCGAGGCTGAAAAGCGTTTAACGGTAGAACTCGCGTGGTCAACCGCCCGGCAGGCCGGAACGCGAAAGGCCCTGGAGAATGCCGCCAAGGGTTTGCAATTAGTGCCCGTGATTCGCGCATGGTACGAGCAGACCCCGCCAGGCCAGCCCTATAGCTTTTCCGTGAGGGCCTTTACCCAGCAGCCCTACAGCGAAGAAATCGACGCGCGTCTCGATCGGCGTCTGGC